GAGCGTGAGGCTTGTGCGAAGATTGCTGATGATTTGGAACGAAAACAATACGATGCTATTGGTGACCCCAGACACCCAGAATTCAAGTCTTTAATTGGTAATGCGATCAGATCAAGGTGAAATAAATGAGTATTACAGCAAGCGTTTGCATCATGCTTGGGCTATGGGGCATGGGATTTTTTATTGGTATAGGTCTTGAGTGTTTGGGGAAACAATTAAAAGAGAAAAAAGAATAGTATTTGCAATATCTAAATAGTATCTATACAATCGCAAATGTAGTTTCCTAATCCTAATCTAATCAAGGGGTAATCAAATGAAGTTGTGCATACATTGCGCCTACTGCAAGCCTACAGAAGTCAAAGACTTAAGCACAGGCTACAAAACAGCTACTAAATACAGATGCTATCGGACTAAGATTAGTCCCGTTACAGGATTACTTGAGCCTATCAACGTAGCGTGTGAGTTGGAAAGATCACTCACCACTGGATGCAATAAGGACGCTAACTATTTTGAGGAAGGTACATATCATGGCGAATGATAGAGACGATTTTGCACCTGAAATCCGTAACTCTGCATGGTGGGCTAGTGATACGCGTCAAGCTGCTAATGGACGCGCACTGGATCAAATCCTGATTAAACAAGGTAAGATGCCGCCCCCTGACCTGTCTGGCATTGAAGCTGTACAGATGGGACACGTTATGCAGCCCACTATTCTTAGACTTGCTCAAAACGCACTAGGACAGGAGATTAAAGATGCGGACTACGCACTTACACATTCTAAAGAATCGTGGCTTAGATCGCATTTTGACGGAATTACAGCAGATGGTCAGATGTTAGTAGAGGCTAAGAACTACAACTCTGCTGTACGCAATAAATTTGACTTTGAAGCTGGACGTATTCCTGCCGCTGATTACGCGCAATTAGTGCATGAGGCTACGGTGCATGGCGTATCAAAAATCTGTTTAGCAGTCTTATTTGGTGGTCAAGAATTTAAGCACTACGTTTTTGACATCACAGAGCTAGAAAAAGACGAGTTGATCAAGACAATGGCTGTATTGTGGGGTCATGTCAAAGCAGATACTACGCCTAGTCCTGAAACTATCGAACAAACCAAAATACTGTATCCAATATCGACAGATAACGTCATTGTTGCAACAAGACAAGTAGAGGAAGCGATAGAACAGCTCAAAGTAGTGAAATCAGAGATTAAAAGGTTAGAGGCTTTTGCGGAAGATTGGGAAGTACAAATTCGCAATTACATGGCTGATAACGTAGAGATTCGGGCTGTAGATGGTTCGACATTGGTTTCTTGGAAAAACAGCAAAGCCAGTAAACGGTTCAATGCTGATTTATTCAAGTCATCCATGCCAGACATTTACAACCAGTTTGTAGTAGAAGCACCCGGTAGTAGACGTTTCCTAATTAAATAAGGGGTATAACATGAGTAATATCGTACCGTTTCAAGATATGCAAGCGATGGCAACCGCTATCGCCAAATCAGGCTTATTCGGCATGAAAAACGAGTCTGAAGTATTGGCACTCATGGCAGTTGCTCAAGCTGAAGGTTTGCATCCTGCTACAGCAGCCAGAGACTTCCATATTATCCAAGGAAGACCGGCATTAAAGGCTGATGCGATGCTTGCACGTTTTCAGAGCGCAGGAGGAAAAGTTGACTGGACAGAATACACAGATGAACGTGTTACAGGAGTCTTTAGTCATCCGAATGGTGGATCACTTAGCGTTTCTTGGACTATTGAGCAAGCAAGAAGTATCGGACTTGTTAAACCCGGTTCAGGATGGCAAAAGTTTCCACGCGCAATGCTTCGATCACGTTGCATTTCAGAAGGCATACGCAGCGTATATCCGGGGTCAGTAACCGGGTTCTATTCACCCGAGGAAGTACAGGATTTTGAACCTAAAACTAAGTACATGGGCAAGATTGAACCAGAAAACCCTGTTATGGCTGCATTACAGCCCCTACAGGAGGTTACTGAGGATGGAGAGGTACTTGACGCTGAAGAACCTAAACCAGAGCCTACAATCGGTCTTTTTGTACCCGGTATAGATGCGCCTTACGCGTACTATCACAACATTGAGGATTGGATTTACGCTTTTGCTGAGATGTGCGAAAAGATCGGCAAATCTTCCAAAATGAATGGTCGTGAAAAGATGGAAAAAGCCAAAGCCCTTGCTAGAGCAAACGAGGGCTATATGGAAACTTTTAGTGTTGCTCAAAAAATGATTGTTAATCAAGCAATCGCTCACGTTGGAGAAGTCAATGGCTTATAACGATGCTTTCACCGTCCCTGACGGTCGCGCTTATGTGTTTGAAAACAAGAAAACCAAGGATACACATCCTGATTTTCGTGGACAAATGGTTTTAACCCAAGATTACAGAGCTGGAGATGTGATCAAATTAGCAATATGGAACAAAACCACTAAAACGTCTGGAAAGCCTTGGTTACTTGTATCTGAGGAAACCGATGCTTGGAAAGCTAAAAATAGGATTAGTCCGAAAGATCGTATGCGCGAAGTACGCGATGATGATTCTGATGTGCCTTTTTAGTCCAGAAAACCGTTTTTTCTAACCGCGGGGAACACTTTTGAGACACATACTGCACTTACCCTACCCACCCAGCATTAACAACTACTGGATTGCTAGTGGTAATAGGCGGTTTGTGTCCAAAAGAGGTAGAGCCTTTAAAGAGGCAGTACAAGAGTATGTTGCAGCGCACCAATTACAATCTTTTGGTGGGGCGGAAGTCGAAGTTGATATTGTGATTCGTCCACGCGATGCTAGGTTGATGGACATTGATAACAGCATCAAGCCTATACTAGATGCGCTACAAGATGCTGGATTGTTTGACAATGATAGACAAGTAAGCACCGTTTGTTGCCACAGGGGTTTGGTAATGAAAGGTGGTGGCGGTTGTATTGTGATCGTCACGGACGAAGTATCGAATGTACCCCCTGAGTCGTAGCGGGATTAGGACCTAGTGCCAGTGCGGGTGACTACGGCACACTGGCTTTACTAATTTATAGGGGATAAATATGAATGAAGTAATCGACAAAGAGATATTGCTGCAACAAGCAATGGAAGCTCAACAAGAATTGCAAGCCTACATCCAGTTTGTAGCTTACTTGCAATCACAAGAGGAACGGATGCTTACAAACGTTTCTTTCATCCTTTCTCAACTCATCGAGGTTATCCAAAATGGCTAAATTGTTCATTGCTACGCCTATGTATGGCGGTATGTGTACAGGCGCGTATGCTCAGAGCTTATTAAACGTCTCTAGCATATTGCAAAGCGCAGGACATGAAGTATTGATGTCATTCATGTTTAATGAGAGCCTGATTCCTCGCGCAAGGAACGCCCTTGCTCAAGCCTTTATGAAATCTGATGCCACGCACATGATGTTTATTGATGCTGACATTAAATTCTTTCCTGAAGACGTTTTAAGTATGCTCAATTCCGACAAAGACGTACTTTGCGGCATCTATCCCAAGAAAGAGATCAACTGGACAACCGTTAAGCAAGCAATGGATGCGGGAGTACCGGATGATCAACTCAAATATCACACAGGTAGCTTTGTTGTGAATTTGGTGGACTATGCACCGTCTGTGACTGTCCCAGTTGACCAACCTGTCGAAATACAAAACGGTGGAACGGGATTTATGATGATTAAACGTGAAGTATTTGAGGCATTAAAACAACACGTTAGGTATTACATGAATGATGTTGCAGACCTTGGTAATACACTACAAGGGCGTGAGCAAATCTATGAATACTTTTGCACACCGATTGAGGAAGGTACTGAGAGATTGTTATCAGAAGATTATGGCTTCTGCGCTGAGTATCGCAAAATCGGCGGTCATATTTATGCTGCGCCTTGGGTTGTGCTTGCTCACATTGGCACTTATATGTTTGAAGGTCGTTTAATTCCTGCTCCATGATGAACTTTAGTCAAGATTGGTTCTCGCATAACATCCCCAACTTTCAGCATTTGAAAGGGATGCTTCTATCCTGCAAGAATGTCCTAGAAATAGGATGTTTTGAAGGACGCGCTACTTGCTGGATGTTAGAGAACCTTCTTGATGATGATGGAAAGATCACTTGCGTAGATACATTCCAAGGTTCAGCAGAGCATACTAACCTTGATTTATCGGGTTTGTTTGCTCGATGGAAAGGTAACGTTGAATGGGTACGCAAGGAAGGTCAAGTATGTTCCGCGTATGTCGGTAAGTCGTACAAAGTGCTTGGTCAACTCATTACAGACGAAGAACAGTACGATTTTATTTACATTGATGGTTCACACACCGCACCGGATGTGATGACAGACGCGTGTATGGCGTTTGGACTGCTTAAAACAAGCGGTATCATGCTATTTGATGATTATCTATGGTCTGATATGCCTGACCTACTAGATCGCCCCAAAATCGCTGTCGATTATTTTACGGTTTTGTTTGGTCAACAGGTTGAGATGGTTTTGTTTGGTTATCAATTGGCTGTTCGGAAACGCCCCACTTAACTTTTAACCAAACGCGTTCATGCGCCCAATACAACGTAATCTTAGTGATCAATTCCACTAAGGTGATGCTAAATGCAATACTGGCATGACCAGTAATTAGCCATGAAATTAAAAAGGTATCTAAGCTGCCCGTAATACGCCATGTGATGCCTTTGACTAAGCTACGAATGTGCGAATCCATCATCGTCTACATCCCCACCTACGTCTTGCTGCCTTTCCTCTTTCACCTTTCCAACTTCTAGAACGAGCGCAAAATGATTTATGACGTGGATTTTTGGGGTCTTTTGTTGGTGCTTTTAATTTGCTTCCAGTGGCTCTATTTGTTTTTGCCCGACCTTTTGCAGTTAACCCAGCTCCTCTTGAAGCTGGTAGTTTCTCACCTCGACCCACAGAAAGATTTGGATTCTTAGACATTTAAGCCACCATCATCTTGGCACGATGCTCAACAGTATCTATTCTATTGAGCCAGCCTTTGCCAAACAAAGGAAATGTTTTCAACGACTGATAAAACGTCTCTTTGTTATCAGAGTACGTTTCAATTAACTTCTGTGCGTCTTCCTGATACAACTTGTTAGTCTTGTTAAGCGTAATCGGTCCTAAATGACCATCAACAACTACATCAATAGACTGTTGAAGTATGACAATAGCTCTGTTAGTCCCAGAATTAACAGCAAAATCAAAACAGAGATAATCAATCCCCGAAGGTAAGTCATCAGCGCGGACAGCATCCCAAAATTCCTTTTTGTACACTGGTTTTACATCATCTACTGTCAACGCTTTCATTTCGTCTTCAGTAACAGAATGACCAACCCATGCTTCCCAAACCTTTTGGGTTACACCATGATTAGTCGTTCCACCAGAATCACCATCTAGCTTTGCAAAGCCACCTTCTGAATCAATCAGATACTCGAATGACTTTTCCCAGTTACCTATCATTTACTGGCAACACCGTTAAATTTATCAATACTACGCATTGCACCTAACCCTAACAAGCCAAACAAAACTTGCATAGTGATCGTGGTATCAATCGCGGGAAACGTACCTGTGTAACCCATAAACGTAGCAATCAAACGCAATAGCGGTTCAATAATTGCAGCATACGCCAACCCAAACCCGCCTACCCAACCAACAAACGGTCTCCAGCCAGATACAAACAAACTGGTTGATGCAGCCTCGACTTTGTTGATGTCAGTCTGTGCGGTCATAGCGGCTAATTCGCCGTTTTGCTGCATTTCTAACAATTTGAGTTTTGCATCCGCAGCTTGGGCAGGATCAGGAAAAATACGCTGTATAAGCGTATTTCCTATATCTAGTATTGCGGTAACTGGATCAAGGGACATTACAGTGCCTTAAAAAAATCTCGTACTTTGTCCCATGCCTCTACAGCAAGGGTTTCAATCTCAGAAGGCAGGTTAGCAATCTGCTGTTCAAGGCTTACAACTTGCGCTCTTGCAGCGTCCAGATCAGCTTGTAGTTTCTCTTTAATAGTCATATTTTCCTCACAGAGGTGGGTTGTCATTAAGAATCAATTTGCCAGAAATAACAACTCCAGCCGCAATTGTTCCCGTACTTGTTGATAATTGCCACTGGATGTCCGTCTTCTCCGTGTAGATAAACGGATCAGATGAGCGATTGATTGTGTAGATTGAGACAAAAGGTTGTTGCAAAATATTTAATTTAACGCCTGTGACGTTATTGATTGCTTGAACTTTATAAGTAACGATTGTGCTGCTGGTGTAGCTGTTTGATGTGTTGACTTCAGCAATATTCAAATAAAAACTATATCCAGCAGGAACGGTATAAATAGTGCTTTGAGATTTACCAATACCTACGTTAATTTGAGCTAACGTATTTGATGATTGCTTAAGGGTAATCGTGCCTACGTTTGTTGTTTGTCCTGTACCGGGCGAAACCATCACAAGGCTATTGATGCGAAAATAACTGTTAACAGTCGTTACGCCAGTTATACCGTTTAACGCTAATGTCTCAGACAGAATATTAAAATTCGCATCCAATCCGTTGATTAAGATTTTTGCATTAGTATCATCCGATGCAGAAGTGCTAACTAAAGTTAACGTGCTTGCGCTGGTCGGATAAGTATAAGTAGACGCATTTTCCCAAACGGGAATAGCCGTAGTCGTTACACTAGGTTGATAGCCAAAAATACTTACTGTTGAATGAAAAGGAATTTGACTCCTAGACACTTGCAAATCAAATGGCTCAGTCCTTCCATGCAATGATACGGAAAAAGTTGATTGAGCCATTATTTGCACACCTTACGCTTCATTTCAGGCTTAGTGGTAGGTGACCATTTAGTATTGCTTTGCCCACCAAAATTCCAGACAGAAATGTATCCAGCAGGAAGCTCACCGCTTACATGGGTGTTATTGCCATCTCTAGAACCATCTCTAGGCAATTGTGGACGAACAGACTTAGCAATCTGTTGATTAACTTCACTCGGACGTTTGTGACCTTTGAACATTTGATTTTCCTTCCTTCGTGTTAATAATAAGATACGAGAATATTGAGAAAAAAGCCATCACTGTTAATCGCTCCCAGCTAGGCTCATAGCACACCCAACAAGAAAGACCAAAAGACAGCCCTAAAGCCAAAATGATCAACAATCGTTGAGCAATAACATCTAAAGCAATACGAACAATACTAATTGCATCCATAACTATCCCCTTGGTTAAACTTTGGATAGTTTAGTCTTCATCTCCATCCGTTGCAATAAATCCGCTACCCCATTCATCGTCACTAATCTTTTGTTTGAGCTTTTCAACGTTGATCGCCCTGTCCATTACGCGACACTTGTCCACTAATGACGCAGTAGGATCAGCCATCACATCCTTAAGCATTTTGGCAATCGCTGCCTCTAACTCAGGGTTTACCCCTTTCTGTTTCTTGCTCATTTTTTACGTCCAAACAAAATATCCATAGGATTTACTACTGCATTGATTCCTCTAGCGGCTTCACCAATCAACGCATTACTTATTGCTCGTTGAATCAGTGTTGTCTTGCGAGGACCTTCTACTGTCTGGTTAATCTTTTGTATTTGTTGTTCTAGCGAATTAAGCTCGGATGTGGTCATTAACCCTGTTTGTTCAATAGCAGGTCTTACGCGCATAGAAAACGCATCTACAGCCCCTTTGGGAGACGATAATGCTTTGTCTGCAATGACACTACGCACTGCATCTGCAAACGCTCTCTTGGCGGTTGGATCAGCAGCAATGATCGGACCAACTTCACTCCATAAGGCTTTATCGCCAGACAGAATAATGTCTTTTACGCGCTCTACTGGAAAAGTCTTTCCAAGAATTTGATCTTTTATCTTTTGTCCTTCAGCAGATAATTTTTGTCCTTCAGTTAATTTTGCAGCGGCTTCTTTTTCTGCTTGAGACTCAACCTTCCCTGCTTGACGCTGGACTGCTTTAGCCGATTGAGAAATATCTGTTTCAGCTCCACCAGTAATTTTAGCGGCTTCACGTTCACCGGCAGTCAACTCTTTAGTAGCAGCAGTTTCACGTTGTTTTTCAATATTTGCTATTTGTTTAGCAACGTCTTGTTCTGTTCTCGTTGCAGCGGTCTGAGCTTTAATTGGCAACCCTTGTGCCTCTGTACGCAACGTATCAGATAAAGTTTGACGTTTAGCACCCACGCGTTCAGCTTGTGCCATTTTGTCAGCAGCAGCAACCAATTGAGACTTTAATGCAGGAAACTGGTCAATCCAATCTCTTGCAGTTCTAGTAACAAATGTATTGATGTCTTTGCTAGTAGCGTTACCTAATTGGTCCATGACATAACCGCGGGCAAGTTTTTCTGCTTGTGCCGTATCGCCCCCAAGCAGATCCACCAATTGTTTTACGCCTGTCTCAGTTTTAAATATTTGATTACCAATAGAGGCAGGATCAGTCACAAACCGACCTAAGTCAAAGTCTTCTTTACCAACAATTGCTTGACCTAACTTTGTTTTAAAGTTGTTCAACGGTTGAGAATCAATCCGATATTGTTCTAAAAACTTTTTAATACTTGGAGAAAACTCTTGTTGAATTTTCTCTACAGCATCAGCTAACCGACCAGCCATTTGTTGATTGATTGCGTCATAACCTTCCGCAGGTATGCCGTAAGAACGATCACGCAAAAATCGTCTAATTTGCTCAAGACCCTCAAATGTAACGGGTTGACCAACAACCACGCCTTCAACCTCTTTTACAGGATCAAGTGCTTGGCGAATTCTTTGCAAAGGAGATTTGATTGCATCCAATGTAGCCGTTTTAATGTCCTGATCAAGCATCTGCATCGTTTCATTAAATGCAGCCGTATCTTTAGGCATAACGCCTTGTTGCTCTTTCAACTTAGCAAAATTAAAAGCCTCGCCTTTATTAGCCTCCGCGTTTGCAGCGCGAGTAGCTTTTAATTCATCAAGAATAGGCGTTACTTTTCCGCGTATTGCTTCACCAGTTTCAGTAGGACGTTGAGCTTGACCAACACCCGCCAATGTTTCTTTTGCTGCTTCTGCGCGACCTGCTCCTGTTGTTCGGGCTTTTTCAGCAATCTGACGCAATCGAGTAATGCGGGTATTTGCGTCTTGTAATATTTCATCAGCAGCGCGTCTTCCTTGCGCCAATACATCTTGAGCATCTATACCTGCCATTGGTCCAGATTTTCCAGCACGAATTTCATCCGCGCGTTTTTGAGCGTTAGCCAAAATATTGTTAGCACGTTCAGTAGCCGATTGACGCATACTTTCCGCGCCAGATTCAAACTGGCTCATCATGCGAGACACTTTATCACCAGACGCTTTGCTAATGTCTTGCGCCTCACGCTCTAACATAAATGCTTGATTGTTATAACGCTGAACAATGTTCTCTGCGCCAGATTCCAATGCAGAATATACGGTTTTAGACGCTTCAGGAGTTGCGCCACCGCGAATGTCATTAGCAACTTTCTCAATATATTTTTTTTGAGATGGTGATAATTGTTTAACGTCTAAACCAAGATCATTTGAAATTGCGTTAACTAAAGTAGACAAATCAGATTTTGATGCAAGACCAACTGTATTGAGAAGTTTTCCACCTGCATACTTAATAAGATTGCCAAACTCAGGCGTAACTGCCCCAGCAGCAAACCTAACAATTTCTTGCACTTTTTCTGGTTGACCTGCGGCTTCTGCTATTTGTGCGCCAATTTCTCCGCTACCACCAGCAATTGCACCACCCAATGCTGCGGCAGGACGAGCTGCTCTCATTGCTGAACCAGCACCTAATAAAAATGGTGCGGCAGGAGCAGTAACAGGAAATGCACCAGCAGCCATGCCAAGACCAGTTGTAATCTCAGGTGAAAATGCACCTAATACGCCACCAATACTCGTTTCGCCCAGTACGGTTGACAAGCGATCTTTAAAACCTTTTTTGGGTTCTTTTGTTTCTGTTTTTGTTTTTTCAGCAGCAAAAGGATCAACAAAATCAGTGTTTTTTGACTGAGCAGTTTCAAACGGATTGACAAAATCTTCTGCCATTACATACTCCCGTAAAGCTCTTGATATTTTGCTTTAAGTTGTTCGGTAGTCATATTTGGATTGGCTTTAGCGGCTTTTTCCAAAAACTCTGCTTCAGAGGGCGTTCCCTTGCTTTTACTCTTTTCAGCAGATACATTTTTGGCGTAGTAATCTTTAATTTGTTTTGGAATTTCTACGCGCTTATTTTCAGGCATAGAATTATTTGCTTCTTCAACTCGATTAAACAATGCAGCCCATTTAGTGCGCTTAGTTTTTTCGTCTTGTTCATCAAGAGGGAACTGAGCAACTACAGCGCGTATTTTTCCGTCAGACAATTGACCACGACCACCTGATTGTGCAGAAGCAATATCAAAAGCAAGGTTAAGCATTAAGGCATCATTTGCTTGTAAATTTGAATCTACAAATTGATTGGTCATGTATCTAATAATGTCAGATTTAATGTCACCCTTAAAATAATTTGCAAATGCAACAGAACCGCCGGGCAATTTTCCAGTTTCTTTTGAATTGTCCATTAAATCTTGTAAATTGTATTTTGCGTTACCAACGTCTTGTTGCATAACCCTCATGGCTGTTTGTTGTGCCGCACCACCTTCGCCGCCTTTACCACCACTGGTTAATTTGGTCACGCCTTCAGGCAAATCAATTTCTTTGACTTGCCCGGTCGATTTACTAACACCATACGTCTTTCCTGTTTTGGGATCAGTAACTAATTCAATTTGACCTTTTTGCGCGTCTAATTGACGCTTAGCTCTAGCGTCAGCAGCCGCAATATTACGATTCAACTTATCAATGTCAGCCGCAACTTGAAACGCTTGTTGATAACCGCCCGTTTCTAATTTAGCAGCAGCCACGCCACCCGCCAATTGAGCTTTCAATACATTTACGTCAGCCAAAGCACTTTCAGACTTTAAAGCAGCTTCTTTAAAGTAATTGTCTAACTCTGTCTTAACTTGAGTCATCATGCCAGTTAAACGTTTAATGTTTAGATCGTATTCTTGCTTGGCTTTATTGAACAAATCATTACGACCAAGACGATAACCTTCCATCATGCCCGTAAGACTGTTTAAAGCCACCGTAGCACTCTGTTTACCGGCATTACCTAACATAGGTGCAGCAATTGCAATCAGGCTTCCTAGCTGCGCTAAATCGCCTAGCGTCTCATGCGGCAGATTAACTGGAGCAGCCATTTGCTTTCCAATATCAGCCATTTGTGCAGACGCGGCTTGTTGACGCTGAATCGTCTCTTGACGAATAGGATCAAGAGCTTCTTTCTCTGCTTGTGCGCCTTTTACAGCAGCTTCAGTCTCAACTTTAGCTTGTTGTTTCTGTGCGCCTAACAAACCACCAAACGCATCATTAAGGTTGGTTCTCAATGATGGTGGGGGCAAAGTTGTTTGTTCTTCAGCCATGATTGATCCTTATGCTGTCCTAGTCGTAGTGGTAGTCGTGGTAGGCGTACTAAATGCAACTTGAGCTAAAGACTTATAGAAGTTTTGCATATTTGTAGCTAATGCTTGATCAGATTGCAACCCGACCATCAATCCGTTTACTGTGTATTGATCAGCGATACCTGACTGTTGCAGAGCCAACGTAACACCACTTGTCTGTATTTGGTTAGCCAAATTGTTCTGTGCCAACTCAACTTGAGCTTGATTAAGACCCAACTGAGCAGCTTGAGCAGCAAGAGATTGACCTTGCAGTGCGTATGCTGCCCCTGCTTGATACAAACTTTGACCTTGTTGAAGTTCTTGCTGTGCCAATTGTGAACGAAGATTAGCTTCCGCTTGTCCTGCTTGCATAGCACCTACACCGCCCCTAGAAGCAATGTTTTGTTGTGCTTGAGCGCGTAACGCATCTAATGCCGCCTGATTAGCAGGAGTTAATGCACCAGACTGAGCTTGCGTCATCAAATCCGTACCTTGCTGGGTTAACGGTTGACCTAAAGCAGTAACATTCTGTCCTATTTGCTGCAATTGCGGGATTACTTGACCAATTGCATTAACGGCTTGTTGTCCGTAATTTTGTGCTTGACCAGCAATGTTTCCTAATTGTTGTTGTGCGGCAGCAGATTGCGCTTGTATCTGAGGTGAAATTGCGCCAATTTGATTAGCAACATCTTGCCCTTGAGCCGCTGCCTTATTAGCAAAACTAGCACCTAAACCGCCGACGCCAGCCGTACCAGCAAGTTTTAATAATCCAGATGCGCCGCCAGCAGCATCACCAATACCTTTCATCAAATCACTAAACCAATTTGTAGGAGTGGTAGGTGCTGGGGCTTGCGCTCCCGGTGCAAACCCACCAGAATCAGTCGCTTGTGAACTTAATGTTTGTGCGCTTTTAACAGGTGTCGTATCTTGTACGGGCTGGTTGTATCCAAATGGAGATTGAATTCCTTTATCTGTTTGAGTCGGTTGAGTAAATTGACTATAAAAAGATTGATCCGCGGATGTGCCGCCACCACCGCCACCGCCACCAGAACTCGGTTGTTTATCGTAACCCGTAGTGTCAAAACCACCGGTATCAACGGGAGTATCTTCATACTCAGGCAAACCCGTCTTAGGGTTAATACTACCCCGACCACCGCGAGACTTGAGTAATGCGGCTTCTTTAGGCGTAATGTGGGCAAGCACAGTATCTCTGCCTCGACCTTGATCGCGGATTAACTGAGCAAGTCCAGCCATATCAATGCCTAGTGACTTGGATAGCGTCTTCATTAGTAATCACTCCCTGTAGCGTCTTTTACTCTTAATGACGCAGTATTCCAAACGTTTTGTGGTGTACCGCCCGTTTCTGGAGTAGGTATGCCTGTATCCGATGTTGCTGATGACGGACTTCCTACACTTAATGCTTGAGACAATGCTTGTGATCCCGGAGATGCTGTTCCAACAGAAGGTGCAGCACCGCCATAACCCGGTCCATATAAAGTTACGTTGCTACCACTAGGACCAGACGTAGCCGCTTTTGGTAAAGATGAACCGCCAACTCCGCCACCGCCACTAGGCGTTAATGCGTCTGTTGCGGTTGTGCTTGATGACACACCTAATAGTTTAGACAATTGTGGGTCAAGCGCATAGCCCTGTGCTTGTTTTTCTAATCCTGACAATGCTTTAGCATAATCTTGTGCAGAAGAAAGATCAGATGTTGGAACAACGTTTTCTTCCATCAATTGACGAGCTTGCTCATCTTGCAATGCTTGAGCAATATTTTGTGCGCCAACTTGAAAACCACTAGAGATAGCAGAACTTAATGCGCTGGTTTCTCCTGATGATAATGCGTCAGAAAGTGATTTCCCACTCGCTACATTACTTAATGTTCCGCTGGCAAGTCCTTTGGTTGCACCCGCAGCAACCTGTGCAGCGTCAGCACTTAATCCAGCACCTTGCAATAAATCAGATACACCAGAGCCAATAAACGGGTTAACTCCTGCGCTTAATGCCGCAATCAAAGGATTTTGATTAGACAATGCACCATTAACACCGGCTTGAGCTGCACTAAGAATAGCGTTACCAATTGTTGTTGCAGTTGTTCCCGCCGC